CGGAGTCATGCCTCTCTGAGATGGTGATTTAGTCGCTCTGACAGCAAGTGCACGTTTTGCTGCACGTTGTGCACCTTTTGGCGGCACAAAATCAATGTGTGAGTACTTGTCAGGTATAGCAAATTTTATTTTGATCTTTTTAGCCATTGCGTTTTGTCCTCATTAGTTTCTCAGCAAATGCAGACAGACCACCACCACTCGTGCGATCAAGTGCAGACCGTGATGCTTCTTCTGGCAGTTCACCGGCACCAAGTCTCTCACGAATCGCTCTCTCTAGCTCATCATCTGGTGTGAGTATGCCGGCTTGCACCAATTGCGGCAGCATACCCATCGACTCAGCAAGATCATCGGTGTCTAAACCGGTGTGAACCAACTTCGGCAATTTAGACGGATCAACACAGCCATAATTCCAACGGATCAATCTGCCGATTGTGCCGCCACCTCTACGATCCGGCCCACTAATTTGAGCAGCTACAATATCACAGAGATTAATTGCTGCACGTCTAAACACTGACAGATGAATCTCACCAACTGATCTTGCACCAGTCTCAGTATTGCCAAGGTCTGCAAACTGAGTGAGAAAAGCAGACGCAATTTGATTATCACACAATCTAATAATATCTAGCGGCCCTTGAGAGTATAAGTATGGACTTGTTTCATAGCTCTCAAATTTAACAACACCGCTCTCAACTAAATAACTCTGCTCGGTAGATAAAAACGCTTGTGCTTGTGCTTCTGCATCATCGATCATTGCATTCACGTCGGCATCTGTTAAGCCCATGTTTTCAGCTTGTGATCTATCAACAATGACTTTCGGTGTGGGCACAGCCCATCTATCCAAACCAATACACATGAGATTGCTAGTGCGTTGTTTAGTACGCCACCACCACCACACAGGCCGAAGCATGCCAACTCCTTCAAAGTTGCTGCCGGTTCTATTGAGTGTGAGCAATAACAGTTTGTTTGCCGGTATTGGCTCTGGTGTGTATGTCGTGCCGACAACATTCTGCAACACGCCATCAAGATGCTGATTATCTCTGCTTAACCATCGGTTGTGCGCACTTGGTTCTCTGTCTGCATACTGATCTAGCCACACTTTAACCTTACCGTCTGCATCCGGCCCAACTTTATACAACTCTTCTGCATAGCGATAACCGAGAGGAATAAACTCTAGTAGATAGCTGAGTTGATCTTCAAAGCTAATTGACATTTGACCTGAGTAGCCATCGAAGCCGAAGCACTCATTTGCAAAACGTGCTAACTCTTCTGCAATCGGATCATTCTCAATGCCCGGTTCAAATCGCCAGCTTGCACTCAGCAATGTTTGTCTGAGCATGTGCCAAGATCGCCTGACAATCGGATCAGTACGCAACATCTCTTCTGCTTCTTGCACCCAGTTCAAGCCAGTGAGCTTGGCATTCTGTTCTTTGCCACTGATTGCACCACCGTTTAACTGTGTGCCGGTGATGCCTTTGGTCACAAACCGAGGAGTATTGGCCCTCATGTGTTTAGGATTTCGCTCTAATTTACTCATAGCTATCCTTTGAAAGATGCAAGCAATGTTTAACAGTATATGCACAATTTTGCTATTAAGCAACATTTGTTATTCATTGCTTATTTTGCTAATACATGATAGATATTTCGAGTCATGTTGGGCGAGTGAAGCAATGCACAGAGTTTATCACTTTTTCTTTGTGCATTGCTTTGCTTTTCTATTGCAACAAGATGCTTTATCTAATATGATTCATTTACCAATCTAAACTTCAGATTGTTTTGTTTTTCAAAAGCTCTTTCCCTACAAACTTTGGACGGTGTGCTAGGAGGAGCTTTTGTTTTTTAAAACTCTTGTTGAACACTCTGAGTGATTGTTGTATTCTGTCTCTGAATTGTAAGGTGAGTAAATCAGTCTTGTCGTTAGGTGCGGCAACATCTGGCAAACAGCCCGGCAAGGCTGATCTACTTCTCTATCCATTTTTCAACATCGGGATGTAACTCAACATCATCATCTTTTTTGCGTGTCGGTGCTCTAATCACACTAAGTTTTTCAATGATCGCATTCTGTAAGTCAAGCAGATGATCGTGTTTAATCTGCATTTGAATTTGTGCATCTCTGAGTCGTGCAATGAGTGCTTCTCTGTCTGCATTTGCACTCGCAAGTTTGTCTTTTAACTCTTCAACTTCTGCCGGATCACGACCGCTTGCAATTGCCATCATTGAGCTAATACTGCCAGTTAATACACCAAGTATACCAACCAACACGTCTCGATTTTCATCTACTATCTTTACGTAACTAAGAAACAAAATCAGACATACAACAATAATTAAAAATGTAACTGAGAACCACCAACCACGTTTGGCTTTTGCATCTTCGGTTGGTTGTTCAGATTTTGGTTTGTTCATAGTATCGCTCTCAATATCATCATCACATACACTGCTATATAGTCTATCCAATAGAAATAGTCATCTAAGCCGCTCATGAGTCGTGCATGCTTTGATGTGATAACAGGCCAAACCGTATAGCAACAATAACAGACATTGAAAATAGCATTGCGAGTGAGAAACCACCACAACCACTCTCTGAGCTTTCTATCTCTTGCTCTCGACTTGATCTTTTTTGGCCCGGCAATCTTCTTGACTTTTTCACTGCCTTTGGGTGGCTGCAAACTTTCAATTGTGTTGCCGACTGTATAGATGATCTGTGTATCTCGTACTCCCTTAAATCGGTATTCACCGGCAAGTGCATAACGTGTGCCCTTGGGTGTGAATGAGTTGGTGCGATGCTTAACTGCTTTCATTGCTTCTGCTGTGAGTAATACTTGACCGGCACCACATAAGCTCATTGCTCGTGCTGCTATGTTTTTGCTCAGACCTTCCAACTCAATTGCTTTAGCACCGCTCATCGTCATCAATTCATCTTGCTTGACTTCAACTATCTTGCCGAAGTGAATGCCAATTCTAGCACCGAGCTTTGTTTTTGGTGGCACACTGTGCTGATAGTGCAGAGCAAAATTGACTGCATCAATTGGTCGCTCAAAGCTCAGCAAAAAACCGTCTGATCTATCTATTTCTCTGCCATCAAATTTATACACTAATGATCGTGCAAGTCTATCGTGATACTGCAACCACTTTGCACCACGCATTGCACCGACCTTCTGCACAAATGCAGTTGAGCCAATTAAATCGAGTAACACTATGGCTAGATAACGCTCTGTGAACTCCATTTGGTCAACTCCGATTTAAAATGATTGAACTGATCCACCACCTATTCGCACCTTGCGTCTGTTATTATTACCACTATTCACACCGCTTTTTCTAGCTGTGTATTGTCTACGATCAACTGCAGTATCATGCCAATTGAACATGATGCAGTCATAGCGTAGTGCATCCAATGGATCTTCTCTGCCATCTTTTTTCGGTTGTTCGTTTTTATCCCAGCTATAGCTAAGTAATGCTTTTCTAATGCTGTTACCTCTAGCTTTCTCGCCACGCTCCCAAACTTGTTTTGTGACTAGATATTTTCTGCTGCTGAATGCTCGTTTTAGTCTCTGAATACCATTGAGAATGTCAACTCTAATTGGGTCAGATGTATTGCGAAGGTGCATGCCGATGCCGCCTGAGTTGATGTCTGCTCTCATTGCTCTAAATGCACTTGCACCGGTCTGATCGTTTCTTGCTTTGCCGGCCTTGTCTGCTACACCATCGTCAAGCCAAATCCTTGCAGATGGTGCTTGTGCTTGTAGTGATCTGGGCCACGCAATAGATAGAATGAGTTGAGCAAGTTGCTGCGTTGTTACTTCTGCCGGATTGATCTCATGACAAATGACTGTTGCCTCTAACTCTTCATCGTAGCACATGATGAGCACAGACGGTTTTCTAAATCCCCAGTCGATGGCTATTCTACCGAGCATACTTGGCTTGTATTGCCAATTGTCTATGACATGATTCTCAGTGAACTCATTATAAACAAGGCCAGTTGGTGGTGCCGGTTTATTCATCACCATTGCTTCACGCTCTGCTTGTGGTAGCAGTTTGGTTGCTTCAAACCATGCATCTGATAAATTTGCTTCATTCACATAACTAGTGAACAGCAATGGATCATAGCCAGCTTGCTCTGCCATTGAGCACCACCACGCATCTGCAACCGGTAGACCAACTAGTATCATGATCGGTGATGGCCCGGCTCTCAATCTACCAAGTGCTTTATGTGCAACTTCTGCTGTGAGTGTTTGACATTCATCTATCAAGCACACACCGCTTGTGATGTTCAAGCCTTCCAATGGGTTATGCGTTGCTTCTCTTGTGCCCGGTCTAAAGTATGATCTGCACCACACTGTTGAGCCTGTGTGTGTGTCTGTCCACAATCGCAAGGTGTGATTGTATGTCCATCCTAAAGGCTCAAGCCATTTGCTGATCTCTGGCATTAAAACAGAATTATACCTTGGTGCAGTATCAGTGATGAGCAATGATGAACAACCACGTCTCCACTTGCTGACCATGAGCAATGAGAATACTAGTGCAGATGTTTTGCCGCTACCCCAACCACACCGAGCAGAGATCACCTCATCTTGTCTCATGATACGAGCGATGATGGCTTGCTGTAGATCATTGAGTTGCAAATTCATATCTGTTACTATTCAGTTTCATCTAGTAGTTGCTTGTTAGATGCCGGAGACGTGGTCTGATCCTCCACGTCTCCACTTATTAACAGTGCTTGAGCTTGTGCAATCATACCAACAACCACATCTGTGCCGTCTGATTTATTGTTGACACTGACCTCTACATCACGCTTTGCAGCAAAGTCGTTGGGCCATCTTCGTTCAAGCATCCAAGCAGCCGCTCTCCAATCGGTAAACGCTGCACTCGTGACTGCTTTAATCAATACAGCCTGTGAAACATCAATAGCAGCTTGCACATCAAGTGCTAACTCTTCATCATCCTCACACCATCGGTGCAAAGTCATGCGAGTAATGCCGGCTTGACTGCATGCAACTTCTTTAGTCAGACCTTCTCGCAAGTTTGCTAGTATCAGCTCTATTGTCTTTGGTTTCTTCTTGCTTGGCATGCTCATAATGTTCTCTCAATGCAGATAATAAAGTTGCTTCAATGTGATTATACAAATCAATGCTTTCTGATCTCAAATCATGACAAGCATTAGTAACTAGTATCTGTTTTAGCTTTGATAGTATCAAACTTGCATCATGTTGCTTCATCTTGCTTAATCTCGCGCGTGTTGGTTGGTCATTTTTGTATCATTTATAAAGCAGAGCATTAATGCTCACCGGGAATAGTTCACTCAATTTGTCTCTGATTGCTTTTGCAACTACTCTGACCTCTGGCTGTGCATGACCATCTAATCTGAGCTTTAGAAAGTGCACCCAATTGTGCAGATTGCCGGTCATATAGAATGTAGTATAGCATCCTTGTGGCAAGACTGCTCGTGCTTGCTCTCTTGCAATACCACGCTCAAGCATTGACAGATAGACTCTGAATGAGACTGCTAGTGCGTTTTGATACATCTCATCAATAGTTGAATCAGTGATGACACCACTTGAGCATTGCAGATCCAAATTGCTTTGGCCCCGCCATTCATCAGGAAACCAAATTTCAACATGTTCACTCGTGTAGCGTCTGCTTTGCTCGTTATAACTGAATGTTCGATGACGCATGATCTGCGATCTAATGAACAATGGCACTTTAATTCTAAATGTCGCAGTGATGTGCTCAAATGGTGATGAATGTTGGTGGCTTGCTAAATAGCTGATTAAGTTCTGATCTTTATCAGACAAACTTGCTTGCTCCGGATTATCATTGTTAAACGATACTCTGGCAGCGTTAACAACACTGAGATCACTACCCATATAATTGATTAGCTCAACAAAACCTACTTTATCATTATAAATGTATTTCATCAGTGATACTCTTTATCTAACTGTGTTTTAGCTTTGAGATATTCAGCAATCGCTTGCTGCTCATTCTCTTTTGATCTGATACACTCAACTAATAATGCAAATTGATTCTGCATTTTGTTTGCATAATTGCTCAGATGAAAGATTTCTTCTGCTATACATTGCATTAGATCTTTCAATGTTGCACTGGTATTAAATAGCTTCATGCTTGCTCTATTGTTTACTTCATTAAGCAATGCATCATAATGATCCGCATCAAAAAGGACAGTATCTAAACTTGCATCATCCTTGAGTGCTATAAATTTGTAATAATCATAGATAGTGCAATGATTGCTCGTTAACAATGTATGAGCCAGTTGTGCAATGCTGTTGATACCTGACGTTTTCCAAAATTCGTCAATAGTCATGTTTTGCATCACAAAAAAAGATTTATGACCAACTATCACAGTTAAACTGCTCATGTAATCCTGTGGATTGCTCACTTCATGCAAATTAACTGCTTGCTCATCTGTAGTGTAATGACCAACAATCAAGCAGTATGGCAATTCTGACTCATAAAGCATCTTGAGATTTTTAGAGATGCAGTTGCTTTGTGGATCTCTCATTCTATACAAAACATCACCGAGTGCTGATCTAGTTCTGAATTGCTTATGACATTTGATCTCTACAAGTGCAGTTGGATTGTGATTGCTATCATGCTCAACAATATCACACACAACAGATAGACTATAGAGCTTAGATGGTTCTCTGTCTCTTCTGAGTGAGACTGGTTCAATTAAATCACAAATCGCTTTGATGCTGTCTGCATTCAAGTGTGGGTCAAGTTGATCTGTATAACTGCCGACCGTCTTGAGATGTGTGAGAAAGTATCTTTCAAATTTATGATACAGTTGGTTGCTACTTTTTTTCATGTTGTCAGTGTTGCTCATTGTGTTATAGTGTCCTCATTCATATTTCCTGTTTAGTCACCGGGCTGTTTAACAATGGCCCGGTGGTTAAATTATTTCCAAGCACTAAAGGATTGCTTTTCTTCTGGCGGCAGTAGTTCATCACTCGATACATAATCATCATTTTGCTTTGTTGTGAGATTGCGCCAAGTGATAGACTTTACTTCCCATAATTTACGGCCTTCATACTCATAGCTAGTAAGTTTACCTTCTACACAGACCAGATCGCCTTTGCCAATTTTGTCTGCAGCAAATTGTGCATTGCTCCAAATTTTGATGATGTGCCATTGCGTGTCTTTTTTCCACTCATAAGTTGTGCTGTCCTGATAATTCTCTGTAGTTGCAAGTGAGAACGTTAAAAACTGCAGACCTTGCCTAGTCGTCTTTAACTCTGGTTGTTTTCCCACGTTGCCTATGAGTGTGATCCTGTTGAGACTTTTGCTCATGCTCATTTAGTTTGCTCCTGAGTTCATTTAGTCGTGATGCGAAAAAATCAGCCGTTTGTGCTGCCGTTGGTAGATGCCTGTTGCAATCCCAAAACTTGTAGTATGTTTCTGCAGTTTTGATCTCGCGTTTTAGCTGTTCTATATTCATGCAAACCTCTCTCGATTAGATACGCAATCATTGCACATTTGCTCTCATTGAACTCAATGCATGCTTGCTCTATCTCAGCATGAATTTTTACATCTAGTCTAGTCGCTACTGTTTTTTTATTCATTGTCTACCTCTCACTGATTTAACGGTGTGAGATTAACAAAGTAAACATGATAAATAAAGTAAAAATAAATTAGAGACAGTGCACAAAAAGCTATGATGGTCTGTAGTCTCAAATACGCACCTATCAGTAAACAATTGACAATATGTTTAAAAAAAAAGTGTGCACTGTCTCAACTAATCAGATAATTCAATTTAGCTCAATGTGCAATACTGTTGTGCAGTTTTTTTTATATTGAGTGCCCGGACACAATCCGATCTCACCGATGATGACTGTATTGCATTGTGAACATGTGTGACTGATGAGCGGTGCACGATAGATATTGTAGAATGCAGCCTCACTCAAATATGCAATCCATCTCCTTGCTCGTCTAGTTGCTTCAATCTCAATCATTGACAAACTAGCATTCTTAAATGCTGCAGACTCTAGTATCTCAGACATATAATCATCAACAAGCAATCTCAGTAGTTTTTCATAGCTATACACAACATGAAAACCTTCGTTGATGATTGCAGAATCAAACAGCGACCTAGGATGTAAATATTTTGGTTCATCAGACATCAGTATACTCCCCATGATTTCAATGCTGCACTTGGTGCTCGTCTGTCCTTGCCCTTCATCTGAATTGCTTCACCGAACATCTGATAAAGTCTGCTCATGATTGCATCATTGCGATCAAGTGCCAAATAGACTTCTCTTGGTGTAAGATTAGTAGTCATTACAATGCTCAACTGCCCTGATCCCCATGCTTCATAGATTGCACCAATCATGTCACTGGTAAAGCCTTTGTACCAATCGGTCAAATTGGCCTTGCCACCGATGCCGCACAATTCATCGAACAGTAACAGCTCAACACCGGTTAGCCAATTAGCAAGAAAAGCATCTGATGATTTAGTGTTAAACGATCGCTTGACTGCATCGACTGTGCGATTGTGTGATGTGAACATGACACGATAATCGTTGAAGACGGCCCATTTTGCCAAAGCATAAAGCAGAGTAGTTTTGCCATTGCCGGCTGTGCCGTACATGTATACAGATGGTGATTGCGGCCTATCTTGCTCACCGTAAAGCATCCAGTTTTGAAGAGACTGCACTTTTTTCTGCTGCTCTGATGAATCATATTCATACATACCGAAGTGCTTGCCTTGTGCATCGGCCGGCAATTTCAAATCGTTTAGTCTTCTGAGTCTCTGCCTTGGAATTTGGCAGTGTTGACATTTTGCACTTGCTCGTGAACCGTCTTTGATTGTTGCGACCCAACCGTTGTCACACCGGCCGCAATAAGGCAGTTTCTTTGCTTGATAGAATGCTGATGATTGATAGATTAAATTCTCTGCTTCTAAATTCTGAGCATTGATATGTCTAAAGTCTAATAGCTGTTGATTAGATGTAGATGATTGCTCAGATCGTTCTCTGTTGCTGATTGAGTGTAGAAGTGCATTGAGTGCCGGATTGTCACCGAGCCTTTGCATGCCTGAGTTGTGCTTGTTAGATCTGCTCATAATATCCGCCTTTGATTAGTTTGATGTTTAAGAGTTTACGTGCGACTCTCACTCTCTCTGCGTGGCCTGTGAATCTCACATTCTCTGAAATGATCCGTTGTTGCTCGTGAGTGAGTTGTTGCAGCTTTGGATGTGTTGCTTTTTGTGCTAACTTTTCAGCCTCTATTTTTTCTGTGATCTGACCCCAACTGGCACTCTCTTGTGAATGAGAAAAAACAGAGTGAGATTGATCTAAATTATTGTCATTTTTTTGCTCGTCATCACGACTATATATAGTTGTATTATTAGTTGTAGAGAGTTGTATATATTGTAAGGGTGCAGATTTTTCGTCTTTTGCCGCAGATTTTTCGCCATTTGCCGAAGATTTTTCGTTTTCTTGCGAAATTACTGCACCCCGAATATTTTTCGTTTCCGCAGAATCTGCACCCCCCTGAAGATTTTTCGTTTCCGAAAAAACTGCACCCCTCATGATGGCCTTAATTTTTAGTGAGATTGTTGGTATTGATCTGCCTTGGAATTGACACCAACTGCGACTGATTAAATGATTGTCCAACTTTTTCAAAGCAGTTTGCACTGATCTCTCAGAGATGCCAGATAGTGTTGCGAGCTCTCTGACTGTTGCCGGGCCGCTCCATGTTTCCCAACTCACTTTGAGCAACGTTGCGAGTAATACCAGTTTGTTTGCTGCACTGATGTCAGTACGTTGCATGATTGCTCGTCTGACAGTGCTTTCATTGATTGTATGTTTTGTCATGTTTCATACCTCCTGTTACACACATATATATATAACAGACAGATTGCAAGACACTTTAGAAGTTTTTTTCTACACTGTAGAACTTTTTTTCTAAATTATAGAAAATTTATTTGACAGACTAAAAAAAACAGATTATCTATCTAGCATACTCATTGAGTATTCATTCTAACCATTGTCAAAAAGGACAAACGACATGACAAACTATTCAAACACTGACCTTGCTTGTGCTGACTTCTCTAACACTGACCTAAGCAATGCAGACTTCACTAATGCAGATCTGAGATATGCAAACTTGACTGGTGCAAACTTGACCGGTGCTGATCTCAGAGGTGCTAATTTATCAGATGCAAATTTGACCGGTGCAAACTTGACCGGTGCTGATCTTGAGAATGCAGACTTTGAGAATGCAAACTTAACTGGTGCAGTTTTCTCAAATGCAAATTTAACACTAACTTACTTTGTCAATACTGACGTGAGCAATGCAGACTTTTCTAATGCACAACTAGATGACGCAATCACAGAATGTCACTAATAAAGGAGAAACAACATGACAACAGCACATCAAACTATTGCAGAGCAAATGCAAGAGTCTCTAAACAGACACGATCAAACATCAGAATATTTAATCACTGATGTCTGTGATTTCCCAGACAATCACTATGAGTTCATCTGCAGATGCCTTCGCACACACATTGTTTATGTTGTGCATGCACAATATGCAGAAAACACATTAATCATTCATTCAGTATACGAGTTTTAATATGACCGATCAAAAACGAACCGCACTTAAATCACTTGTCAAGCTCAAGACCTTGGCAACACTCGCAGATATTAATCAGAGCTATCTATCTGATATTATCAACAACAATAAGCAGCCATCTCGATTCTTAGCTGAGAGACTAGCACATCATGCTAATGCACTGGTTGCTCAGACTGATTTTTTCACTACTCAAGACTTTTTAAACTAATCAAAAACAGGAAATATGAATATGCATCCGGATCAACAACTAAACAAAGATTTACTCACAACCGGCATCATTTTGCTCACAATGCTCGTGCTATCAATCGCTTATGCTTTCCAAGGCTCTGGCTACACTGTTGCAGATGAATGTGCTAATCGAGTGAGAGAAGCGATCAGTCCATTTCAAGTCAAGCAACTCGTTAACTCACCGAACTTGCCACCCAGTTATGATGAAGTCAAACACTGGTGCACAATTGAGCTTGATGGCTATGAATTAAAAATTGACACTGCAAAAACTTATGCAGAATTTCCTCGTACTCCCGACATGCTATACTAAAAAAAGGATTAACTATTATGAATACAACTGCAATATGGGTGCCACACTCACGACAAGAAGCAATCGAAATCGCAAACATTCTCACTAACAATGATGGTCGTGCAGCTTATGAGCTTGTGCTTTGTCATGCTGCGTTCGGTCATAATTTCAACTTTGATATGGGCCTTGTATACATCAATTGTATTTGCATCAAAGGCAAGCCAACAATGCGTGCAGACGCTGTTGCCGGTGTCTGCTATAATAGCGGCCTTGTTGATTATCTGCATGTAACTGAGTACACAGACAGAGTATGCACAATCGAGTGTAAACGCACCGGCAGTGACAAAGTGCACACATACTCATTCAATTGGCAGATGGCAGAGCAAATGAATTTAACTCGTAATCAATCTTGGACACGCATGCCTAAGCAAATGCTCAAAGCACGCTGCCTTGCAAATGTCTGCAGAGCAGTTTGGCCGGATGCAGTGTCAGGTATTTACACAGCAGATGAAATTGCGGATAGCATGGACTTGAGCGACGCAGAGCGATTCACTATTACTGCTCAATCACTTGGCGAAGATGATCTTAAACATCAATCACGAGCACCACAGCCAGTTAAGCCACCGCAACCGACTGAGCCACCACCGCCACCGCCACAACCGACCGCAAAAAAAAACTCTAGTAGATCACTGTATGACTTCAACTCAGAGAGTGCATTTTGGTCAGTGATTGATGAGCATGATATTGACAAAGCAGAGGCACGTGGTGCACTCGACAGATATATGCATGACGTATCTACGATGACCCCGGCTGAGTTAGAGACTGTTTTTTACGAGTGCATCAAGAGCAGTATCATACGCAACTCACCACACACCCTTGATTTTTGGTGGAATAAAGATGCAGACAAAGTCGAAGTGTTACACAGTGCATTCTGCAGTGAATACCCCGCTTTGAGCTTGTTATCTCCTGACCACTATGGGCCACGTCTAGCAATGCCGGCTTTTCATGAGACACTAGCACACGTCTGCACAATCACAGATGATGAAAAACGAAGTGCCGGTTTGAATGTACTAGAGAAGATGCACCCCGGTGATTGGACTGCTTACGACTACATTACAACTCTTTAAAAATTGTGTGGAGTCTTGCAATCACTCATTACTGCTGACTCTGTCCAATGATAGTCTCTAGTTTGATGATTGCTGTGAGTAAGTTTCCCAGCTTGTCATCAATGCTCTCTAGTCGATCATCAATGCGACTTGTACGACTTTCAAGCGATCTCACTTGCTGTTTTAGCCGGCCCATCTCTTCGGCATGTGCTGCTTTGTCTGCAGATAATTTGTAGAATAAACCGAGTACAGCTAAAACAGTACCGACATCAAATGCGCTCATGTCCATTTTATCGACTCACAATGTAGAGTGTTATACTAGACGCAGTTAACA